GGTCTTCATCTCGGGCGACATGGTGGCGGTGGTGTTCTGGTTCTCGGCGAACAGCTGGATGTTGAAATCGTTGAAATTCTGGTTCATAGTCGTTTCCTTTCTTTTTTCTAAAACTGCTTTCACAATACGATCTGTGCCCCGTGGAGCACGCGGCGTTCCAGCGCTTCCCGCTGGGCACGGGTCATGCTGGCCACATCCGGGCGGATGGTGGCCGCGCCGCCGGGCCGGATGCCGTTCTCGGCAGGCCGTGCAGCCCGCTGCTGGATGCGCTCCACGACCCCCTGCTCCACGGTCTGGGCGGCCGTGCGCAGACTTTCGTCATAGTGGGCCAGCCGGTAGGCGTCCTGCACCCGCATCCCGGGCAGCTGCATCAGGCGGCGCATCTCCGGGTTCTGCAGCTCCTGTTTCAGGCTGAAATCCGGTTGGCTGCGGCGCAGGGCAGCTTCTTCTGCGGCCCAGCGGGCGTGCAGGCCGCGCACCGTGTTCTGTGCCATCGCGGGCAGATGCGGCAGCAGCGGCAGGTTCCGGTCCGGGCGCGGTGCGGGCGGTTCCGGCTGCGTCGGTCCGGGCAGATGCTCGGGCGGTGTTTCCGGTGCCTGCGGCACGGCGGGCGCTTCCGCCTCGCCGGGCTTCATGGTACCGGACGCCACCGCCTGCCGGGTCTGCGCTTCACTCAGGGCCGGGGCTGCGGGGGCGGCACCGCCGTCCTCACTGGCAAAGAGCTGCAGGTCCATCATGCTCTCCTTTCCTCTCTGGCTCACATCCGCAAAGCGGACATTCTCCGGGTAGCGCTCGGCCAGCAGCACAAAGCAGGCTTTTGCCAGCTCGAATGCACCCTGCACCCACTCGGCACAGGGTGCATCGGCCTGTACGGCCAGACGCGGGCCGTCCGGTTCGTCAAAGGCATCGCTGTGGGCATTTTCCTCCCCGGCCAGCAGATACACCAGCCCCTGCATCACGGTGCTGGCCCCGGCGCAGACGATGTCCTGCCCGGCGGGCGCATAGCCTGCGTGACCGGCGGCTTCCAACCGGCAGCTCAGCCCGGCAGGAGTGTCCATCTCACTGTAAACGATCTTCATCATAGTTCTCACCTCCTTCTCTTACGTCAGATCCATGGCTTTTGCGGCGGCAACGGTGGGCAGGGCGCTGCCCAGCCCGGCAAGCTTCGTGCCTGCGGCCTTGCCGCTTTTCTGCGTGAACGCGCTGCTCACGCTGCGGGTCAGGCCCCCGGCGGTGTTCTGGCCGCCGCCCTGCATCTCGATCACTGCCGCCATCTGCACCATCTGATCCTGCATCTGCGCCAGCTTCTGGGCAAGGGTGCCGTTCTGCTGCACCCGCTGGCGCACCTTTTCGACGCCCTCAAAGTCCATCATATCCAGCGCGGCGAGGGCGGCGTCGGCGTTTTCCGGCTTGAAAAAGCCCAGCTGGTAGCACTCCTTCGCGGTCTCATTCTGTGAAAGGCGGCTGAAGGTGCTCTTTTTTGCCGCGCTCACCACAATGTCAAAGATAGGCTCCCGGCTGCCCAGCTCCACCCCGCCCAGCGACCTGCCGGGCACGGGGCGCAGTGCGGCCGCCGAGAAGGGCACGAACTGGTTTTCGCCCCCTGCCCCCACGATGCGGAACACCCGCTGCTCGTCGTAGAACTGGCGCATCAGCTCAATGATGAGGTAACACTGCTTTGCAAAGGCGCGGTAGGCGCTCTTGAGCATGTCGCGGCTGAGCTTCGAGCCTGCCTCCTGCAGGGCCGCGATGGCACTGGCCGCCGTCACACCGCCAGCCGTGCCGCCCTGGGTCAGGTCGCGGTTGCCGCTGATCTCCTTCAGCTCCTCGATGCGGCTCTGGCGGTAGCTCAGGCTGTTACCCTGCAGTCCGGCCGTCTGCAGCGGGCGGAAGCTGTCGTCGTTCAGCCGGCCCGCCACATGGACGATGTCCCGGCTGAAGTCGGCCAGTTCTTCCTCGTTCACGCCCGCCGTGTCGCTGAGCACATACCGTTGCTTGGCTGAGAGCAGTATGTTCTCGTCCATGGCATGGTTCATCTTGTCGATGGCGGTCTGGCAGTCCTTCATCACGTCGATGTAGCCAAAGCCCGCCGGGCTGTCCTCCTCCACAAACAGCGGGTCGAACACGAAGGGATACTGCCCGTGGTCGTAGAGGCCACGGCCAGCCAGGGCCGGGTCGTTCTGGCTGGCGTAGAGCACCACCCCGTTGCAGAACTTACAGTAGTGCAGCACCATGCGGCCATTTTCATCCGGGCGTTTATAATACCAGTCCACCACGACGCTCTTGGTGCTGGTGTCCTGCCCGGCATCGTGGATGTAACGGGGCACGTCCAGCACGCTGGCGGTGCGGCCTTTCAGCTGCGGGTACTGCGCACACAGCCGGGCGGTGTCCTCCAGGCTCAGGCTGAAAAAGTCCGGCGAAGACTGGATGTCCTCCACACCCGGCTCCCAGTAGAGCATCAGCAGGTTGACACTGCGCACCGCAATGTCGCCGATGCCACCCCGTGCCGCCGCGTCCCAGAAGATGCCGGTGACCCCGGTGCCCTGTTTGAGCTTGCGCCACCAGCCGTCGCTGTACACCTTCTCGTAGTCGGCCTGCTCCAGCACCACCGGCAGCACGCTGGAAAGCGCCCGCGCCGTCTCCTCGTCGTCGGCCGCCCGGGGCAGCACGTTGGGTTCCGGGTAGTTGTCCATGGCGTCGGCGTGCTTGTTGGCGATGCTGTTGAACAGCCACCCGCTGGAAGGCTGGGCCTTGCCAGGCATCATGGGGTTCTGGTAATTTTTCCAGTGCCCCATGCGGAACCACAATTCGTTATCCACAATGCGCTTGTCCAGTGCCGCCTTTCCGGCCTTGTAGCGCTGCAAAGTCTGCATCGCCTCGGCCACCTGTGCTTCGCCCACCGGCAAAGCTTCGTTCTCGTATTCGTCCATCGCGTTTCTCCTTTTCATCTTTATAAGCTCGCCCCTTCGGGAGCGCTGCCTGAGAGGTTCAAATTCGGTAAAATCTTGCCCGCTTGTGCAGTTCCAGCGGGTCGTCGGGCATGGGCGGTGCCGCACAGCGCACCGGCGGGCTGATGGGGTTTTCCATCAGCACATAGCGGCACTCGTCGTAAATGTGGTCCTCCTGCCGGGTGTCGATGTCCTCCACGTTGCTTTCGTCGTACACAAGGTTCGGGATCGTGCGGATAAAGTGCTTGCAGGTATTGAACACCTGAAACATCGGCCTGCCGTCCGCATCAAAATTCAGCCGGTAGTGGAACTGCATCTTGCCCGCAAGCCGGGTGTTGTCGCCGGGGGACCAGCGCAGGAAGTTCGGGCTGCGCTCCATCATAGCGGCAATGCTCTCGCCGCGGCTCTCATCAAAGATGGCCGGATCGGCAATGCCGTGGATCACCCTGCCGCGCAAAAGCGGGTCGTTCTGCTCTGCCTCCCGGATGCGCCGGGCCTGTTCCACCGGGTCGATGCGCAGGCCCTCGTTCGGCCTGCCGGTGCAGCCGTACAGCTCCTTGATGCGGTACAGTCGCCCCTCCTCGTCCGCTGCGTACCACCCCACCGAGAACGGCTTGGAAAAGCCAAAGTCGAACCCGCGGTAGAGCTGCCAGTGCTTCGGGATGGTGAACGGTGCGATCACATGGGTCCAGCGCTGGTCTTCGTAGCGGGCCGGGTCGTTGCGCCATTCGGTAAACACCTGCCCGGAAAAGCTGTCCCAGCTGCCGTAGAGCAGCGCCTGCTTTTCCGCTTCCGGCAT